ACACCTACACCTACACCTTCAGATACTTGTATTTTAACAGAAAAGACATACGAACAAGGTGGTAGATGTATCGGAGATGGAGCATTTTCCAGAACTAGCGCGGATTGGTGTTGTAGCGATTATGGTATAGAACAAGGATATACATGGGAAGACGTGTCTGACAATTGTATAGCAACAACGCAAACATATGAAGAAGGTGCTAGATGCTTAGGTTCAGAATATAGGCAAAGCGTGGAATGGTGTTGTAACGAATATGGTATTTCTAATCACTATCAATGGAGGAATGTTCATTCTACACCTACACCTACACCTACACCTACACCTACACCTACAGATAATGGTATTACATATACTATACAACCAAACGCAATATTTCGATCCCGTGTATCACAAGGTCACAGGAATAATGTACCCGACGCCATAAGTTTAGGAGAAAGTGTTTGTGAGGACGACGACAATTGTCAAGGATTTTTTATTTGGGATGGACAAAATGGTTATTATTATGTTTACACAACAGATAACTCTCACGATCAAATGTCAAATCCGAGAGGAACATTGTATATAAAAGATTCTATTTAAAATATAAAATCTTCATTCATAATCTCTAATGGCAACGCCTACTGGGAAACGAGGAATTCCTTTCTCTGTAAGATTTTGGTATCTAACTGTTAAAAACTTGTCGATTATCTGTGATTCTAACAGACTTGCTCTATATTCTCTAGTTCCTTTTGGTCGTACCCAAAATAAGTCTTCGTTTATTTGACATTGTAAAATAGCGGTGCCTTTATCATTTCCAGTGGCTTCTTTAACATCGACAATTACGAATTCACGTTCTTCAAAGTTTTTGAATTTTTGTAAATTCGTCGACCGAGTGGGAGAATATTGACCTACTTTATTACGAATCATAATCCCCTCGTATCCTTGTGATATGAAAGTATCGTGATGTGTGTACACATCTTTTATATCCGACACGATTATTGTGGTAACATTTTTTAAAAATGGATTTTTAAGTTCATCTTTAAAAACTGTATTCAATAGTTCCGAACGACTGGTGAATTCGAGAGACTCTTGTAGCGGAATAAGGTCATAGATATGGTATTCCAATTTATCATACATATCCTGTGTGGGATTTGTTGTGTTTCGACAAATCCCCACAATTTCTTCAAACGTCAACTGGTCTGAATATAATTCTCCGTCGAAACAAAAATGTTTAAGTCGTGGATTTTTCAATAAAACCTTTTTAATTGAATTTGTTATATTCTGTAAAGAAACAGACGAATATATTTTTCCTGTTCGGCTGTAACAGATGATTGAATTGTCTGAATTACTATAAACAGTAATCATGCGCACACCATCCAATTTAGGTTGAACGAACGCGGGAAATGTTATTTTCTTGGACTGTTTATCAAAAGAATGGGCTAACATCGCACCGGGAAAAAGGTCTGTGCTTTCCTTATTTTTGGTTTCATTATACTTTTGAATGGTTAAATATTTGATGTGCATAGATTTTGCTTCAGAACAGGCTTGTTCAAAAACAGTGGTTTCATTCTTTTTGCCGATATTTTTACCTTGGTTCACTTCTTTAATCGACTCAGACATCGCACCATTTTCCAATCCATACGTTCGTTTGATTAGACATGTACCATTTTCGAGTTGTTGTACCGATACAGACCAAATTTGCCATTTTTTTCCGCATTTCGTACGTTTATATAATGTAGGGAGATCCATATTTACCTTAAAACGCATTATTCTTTAAGTGAAATTTTTTTCATCGTCAAAAATCCACTAATCTTGTCTTGTGGGAATGTCCATTTGTATCTCGGATTTGAAGTCTCGGTTTCTATGATTCGAACAACAGGCATCGCCATGTCGTATATGTTGCTTAAAGTCACAAAGCATTCGTGTATATAATCGAATAGTTTCGAAAATTCTGTACATAACTGTTCTTGTACACTTACGGAGCTGTCATTGTTTTCCAGAAACCGACGTAAGATGTCTGTACAAACCACGATGTACAAATTTAATACCTGAACACGTCTTACATTCACCCGTCTGCATTTGAATCTTCTATGCAAGATTTTCTTGTAATGCGTTTCATCAATCTCATTGTTCAAGTAATTTATTCTCAAGTCTATATTGAAATAATGAGATTCATCATAGTTATGAAATCGTCTGTTTATTTCAACCGCTTCAATATGCAGGGCAAGTCTGTACACAACTAACAAGTATGCCAAAAACTTAACATTAGAGTATATGTTGTCCTCGAGTTTTTCTGCAGTGTTCCCATTCAATGTACTAGAAAAAGAAAATCCATATAATCTTTCACAATGACGGACAAGGCGTACTATGTCGATACGGTCTTCGTTACACTCGTATGGAAGTGTGTGATTGTTTCTAGTTTGCCATTCGAAAAAATGAGGATTATGAACGATTCCTGTTTCAATTTCAAGAGTATTCCAAGAAAATGCGGTGTTACAATGTGTGCAAAACATTTGGTCACATCCGCTTATCTTGTGTATTCGAGTTGCACATTTCGGACACGGTTTGCTAGTTTTTAATATAAAAGCCGCTGTATCAATAAATTCTTGTGAGCAAACGTGATTTTCGTCGTCCCTTTGGAAACAGTTTTTACAATACTTAACATTACATATACCACATGACCAATTTGATTTCATTACAAATCCTTTGCAAGTTTCCTCATTACAAGAAAAAACGTGTTCGAATTTGGTGGTTTTCTTATCGTCATGATTTCTTAAAAAACGAATATTTCTATTGAAAAGTGTTTTATTACATTTTATTTCGTCGGGTATAGCATTCCACATTAACTTGTACGGTTCGGGGTCAGCATAGTGTTCAATCATTTTTTGAAAAGTATTTGAAGGATTATATATAGTAAATTTTGTTTTCCATGAATTGGCAAATGTTTTCATAAAGAAAAGAGCGCGAACCATTCCTTTATATTTGATATTCATTAATAGCCTGGTGTTACTGTCTGAAAATTTATCAACAATGGATCGTTCCATTGCTAGCAAGTTGTGTTCAACATTTGCGATTGCTGGTAATATTACTGTGTTAATCGTTGTGTCAAATTTGGCTAGATATTGGGCTTGTGGAAAAAATGTTTTTTCTTTTTCAAACAACAAATTCTTCTTTCTCGTTTTTAGGTCGTTCAGAATTGTTTTTTGTAATCTATTGAAAAGATATTCATCCTCAAAGGGTTTGTTACATTTCATGCACTGTATTTCTTCTTTCGAATTGTCCATTTGATATCTTATAAAACATTTTGAACAAACATGTAAATTACAAGAATTACATTCCACATATCGCTTTGACTCGTCTATGCATATATCACATAGCGTTTTACTTCTAAGAGTAGCGTGTACCATCAAAAAATGGATATAACTTATAAAATAACAGTAAATATCTTTATAATATTTATGACGCGATTTTGGATAACATTAATTTCCAATCATACTGATTAAGAGTCCAGGTACTATTTTTTGAAGAAGATATCGAATAGTCTTCTAAAAAATAAATACTCACTCTTGGATTTTCCCAGTGAACAACTGTTTTATGTTTACAAACGATAGCTATTCGAAAAGGGTTATTTTGACGTAATGATTTGAGTGTTGACAATAAATGGTTCAGTTCTATGAAAAACACATTATCAATATTATTGATAAACAAAACGAATACCACATATTCTGTGTGATGAACTATATTCATAAATCGTTCGTACCTGCGCACATATTTATCCACAAAGTTTTGTTGAATATTAAAAGTATTTATTGTCGGTGGTAAATCATGAACCGTTTTCATGCAGTCAAACGATTTACACAAGGCTACTTTGTGACCTTCGAATAACTTTTCCTCAAATTCTAGAACATTTAATTTGTCTCTCAATTCCTGTGAATGACTTATCAATAATAATTGATTTACTGTCCTAATGGATGTTACAAGCCAATCAAAAAAATGGGTTTCTCTCGTCTGATATTTATTGTTTCTCAACTGATAAGCTATCACACATGACGTACCAATGCTTATGAGTATTGGGTTCATAAACTATGTTACATAATTAAAGAAAACAATTTTTAATACATTATATGATTTGATATGAATTCGAGGTACACCTTAACGGAAGACACTCCGGTGAAAAGAGCAAAAAGTATCCTGTTCAGTATCAACAACAGTGAGGATATTATAAAGAATTCGGTAGTCGCTATAACGAATAATGATTTGTACGATAAAGGTGTTCCAAAACCGAACGGATTGTATGACTTACGTATGGGTACCATTGATAAATATCAAAAATGTCAAACGTGTCAAGGAGACATCATCAATTGTCCAGGACATTTTGGACATATTCAATTAGTTCATCCGGTGTATAATATTTGTTACATTAAAGTGATTCATAAGCTGTTGCAATGTTTATGTATGAAATGTTCCAAAATTGTAATAACCATTCCTGATAACATCATGAAAATTAGCAAAACGAATCGATTGAAAGTGATGTTAGACAAAGTGAAGAAATATTCCAAATGTATTCATTGTGAATTTATTCAACCGAAATGGATTATGGATGGATTGACGATAAATTGTAGTTTTGAAAATAATGAAACCAATGTCTTGGTGGACTCAAAGATGGTTTTAAATATTCTACGAAAGGTAGATGAGACAAGTTGTTCTCATTTGGGACTAGACTTCAAATATTCGCACCCAAAAAATATGCTGATTGATGTGCTATATGTACCCCCTCCTGTTGTGCGACCGTCTGTCATGATGGACTCATCTGCCCGCACACAGGACGATTTGACTCACAAATTAATCGAGATCGTCAAATGTAACCAACATTTAGAAAAACAGTTAGTCTTACCAAACGCACAGAAGCATGTTATTGACGAGTACATTAATTTGTTGCAGTTTCATATAAACACATACATCGACAACGAAATTCCAGGTCAGCCCCAAGCTACACAACGTACCGGAAGACCCATCAAGTCCATAGGACAGCGCATCCGAACGAAGGAAGGACGCGTGCGCGGGAATCTCATGGGAAAGCGAGTGGACTTTTCGGCTCGAACGGTCATTACGGCGGACCCAAACATTCGACTGGACGAACTTGGAGTTCCGGTGGCGATCGCAACAAATATGACCTTCGCCGAAATCGTTACCCCATATAATATCGATATGTTACAAAAGTGTGTGAATATCGGACCCAATCCATCGGATCCGATCAATCAAACCGGTGCAAAATACATTGTCCGTAACGACAAGCAAAAAGATTTACGTTTCGTTAAAGACATCGTGTTGGAAATAGGGGACGTTGTGCACCGATTTTTAAAGAATGGCGACTACGTGATTTTTAATCGACAACCCACATTGCACAAAATGTCCATGATGGGTCATAAAGTGAGAATTATGAACCACAACACGTTCCGACTGAACTTGTCAGTAACTAGTCCCTATAATGCCGACCAGCTAGGATTTTAAGGAAAAGTAACTTAAAGAAATAAATTGTCAATATACCAGAAACACAACCATGGAAGAAAAACTCGGAAATATTTACTGTATTGTAAACACAATTAATAACATGAAATACATTGGACAAACTGTTCGTTCAATCGAGTCACGTTTCGAATCTCACATATCACAAATTAATCATTATTTAGATCCTTTGCATATGGCAATGAGAGATTTTGGGAAAGAAAACTTTAAAGTAATGCTCGTTGACCAATGTCCGGTTAAATATCTATTAGAATTCGAAGACTATTATATAAGAAAGTATGACACAGTTACACCTGAAGGATATAACAAAATGCCTGGAATGGTAGGAAAAGCTGGGTTTATGTCGGAACAAACGTGTTCTAAAATATCTAAAGCATTGACGGGTAAAACTATATCACAAGATACAAGGAATAAGTTATCTCAAGCCACAAAAGGAGTTCCAAAATCCAAAGAAACCAAATCAAAAATTTCAGACTCAAAAACTGGAAGACCAAAACCTTTAAAATCCAATAACGGACTACCTCCCTACATTATTCACGTTAATTGTAAAGGTGTACATGTAGGTTACAAAATTAATTGCAAATACTTGAAAATTATCAAAAGTTTTGAAAATAAATTGAATCTGGAAGATGCGTACGAAAGATGTTTGGCGTATTACAACGAACATGTAAAGCATCGCTTGGATGACCCACCAGAAAATTTAGAAACAAATTTGCCCATTTACTTAACTAATGTAAAAGGTAGCCCAGGATATGTAGCGATTGTGAAACACAGAACTCGCGAAGGTCCACAAATAAAAAAGGTTTATAGTTCCGAACAATACTCCATGGAAGAAAAATATGAAATGGCAAAAAAATGGTACTACGACAATTTATATCGAAAAAGTGAACCACAATCGAGATCGGCAACAGGCGACTGCGACGCGTCAATAGGGAAAGAAAATGACGAGTCGGAAAACAGTGCTATCGCCTAGTAAACGTTTTTTAACGTTTGCGAGACACCTTACAATGTTTCGGGAAACCCCTTAGAGCCTTTGCTACCAACTTCGTGTTCGAAAGATCGCGAAGGACCACGGGTAATGACCGTCCCCAATGGTAATAACGCAAAGGATTGGGCAATCCGCGGGTAAAAAACCTAAGTTCCGTTAATTTTGGTGAGGAATATGGTTTTCCCTCAACGACCGCACGGGTGTCGGTCTTCCATGAAGAATTTAACCGATTCGGAGGAGGCTTAAGATACAGTCTATTCTTGTGTGAAAGCACAAGTACACCAAGTTCGATAAACTTCATCATTGTCGAAAACAGGAGGCCTGAAAAGGGTGAAACCTCCTAGTAAACGTTTTTAAAACGTTTGCGACACACCTTGAAGCGGGAAACTCCTGAGAGCCTTTGCTACCACTTCGTTTTCGAAAGATCACGAAGGACCACGGTTAATGACCGTCCCCAATGGTAACAACGCAAAGGATTGGACAATCCGCGGAACGACCACCTAAGTCCGTTATAATATTCGGGTAGGATACGGTGGCTCCTCAGAGACTGAACGGGTGTGGGTGAACAATGAAGGAGTAGCCCTCCAGAGTTCGCTTAAGATACAGTCCGATCTCGTGTGAAAGCACTGAGAGCTCAATTGGGTGATGAGATGAATATGCATGTCCCCTGTGGACACGAAGGTAGGGCGGAGGTGAAGGAGTTGATGATGGTCTCGAAATGTATCGTATCGGCGCAGTCGAATAAGCCGGTGATGGGTATTGTTCAAGACGCGCTGTTGTCGTGTCGAAAAATGACCACCCGGGACATTTTCGTGGACAAAGAGACCATGATGCAAATTGTGATGAAACTGGACACCCATTTTATTCAATTACCGAAACCGGCTATTTTGAAACCAAAGCCGTTATGGACGGGTAAACAATTGATTTCATTAGCAATACCAAAAAAGACAATTCCTGACATACACCAATTTTCTGGATGGCACGAAGAAAGTGACACGCCTTATTTTTCTGAGTGTGATACAGAAGTGCTGGTCCGTGACGGTGAATTATTGATGGGAACATTGTGCAAAAAAACGATCGGTGCTTCGTCCAATGGATTGATTCACAAGGCGTGGTTATACGGCGGGTCTACCGTAGCGTGTGATTTAATCAGCGATATCCAAATATTAGCAAACGCGTGGTTATTTGAATACGGATTTTCGGTGGGTGTGAGTGATTGTGTGAATAACGAACGAGTTGAAACAAAACGATTAATCGACGTGTGTATGAATGACGTGAAAACCATCAACAACAATTGTGTCCAGAATAAGATAAATCCGATAAATCACGAACAAAATATAAACACCATATTGAATAAAGCACGTGATAGTTCGGGATGTTTCGTACAAAAGAATTTGAAACAAAACAATAGTTTGTCACAAATGGTGTCTGGTGGGTCTAAAGGAAGTATTATTAACATAGCACAAATTATGGCATGTGTAGGGCAACAAAATGTGAATGGTAACAGAATAACAAATGGATATATCGATAGAACTTTACCACATTTTAAAAAACATGACAATAATCCTGAAAGCAAGGGATTTGTAAAACATTCGTACATACACGGACTAAACCCCACCGAGTTTTATTTTCATGCGATGGGAGGAAGGGAAGGTGTGATTGACACTGCCATTAAGTCCGTAACGGGAGATACCCCTATTATTGTCATTGAAAACGGAATGTCTAAATATGTAAACATTGGACCTTGGATAGACTCTAAAATGGATGAATCTGATAACATACGGTACTATCCGAACGATCGGAATATGGAATTTCTTGAACTTTTGGACACGGTGTTCATTCCAACGGGTGACGGAAAGGGAAACACTTCTTGGGGTGAGATGACAGCGGTCACACGCCATGACCCGGGGGAAAACATATACAAAGTCACTACGAATAGTGGTCGTTACGTGACGGTCGCGGATTCGGAGTCTCTGTTAGTGTGGAACGGAGACGAGTTTGAAAAGAAACATAGCCATTTACTCCGAATCGGAGACAAAGTCCCAGTGGCTACAACACTACCGACGCCGCCATTCATCGTAGACACGGTCGATATGCAACAGTATTTCCCGAAAAAAAAATACATTTACGGGACCGACTTTAACAAAGCCACACGATTGATGAAAGACGCTCAAGGTGACAAGTTTCACATTCCGAGGGGATGGTGGGAATCGAACAACGGAACCACTTTTGTGTTGCCGTACACGAAAAAGTCGAGTCTGACCAGGGCGAACTGGAGGTCAAACACCGAAAACATCGTCGACGGATGTGTGTATCCCTATCATGCCTCAAGAGAATCGTGTAAAATTCCAGACAAATTCGACCTGAATCTGGAAAACGGGATTTTTATAGGACTTTTTCTAGCCGACGGAAACACAGACGAACATTCCGGAACAGTGGTGGTTTCGAAAAGAGATGAACAAGTGAAGACGTTTTTGAAAACTTGGTTCGAGAAATTGAATATCAGATATAAAGAACGAGTCCAAGAAAACAAAATAGGTACAACACACAGTATCCATGCGTACAGCACGTTGTTACAACAATTTCTCGACGCGTTTGTAGGTCGCCTTGCTCATGATAAAAGAGTACCCGATGTCGCTTACAACGCACCTGATGCGTTTGTAAAAGGAGTTTTGATAGGATATTTTTCGGGAGATGGACATGTGGATAACAACGGAGCAATCACTGCAGGAACGGCGTCGGAAAAGTTGATGGATGGGATTAATCTGTTATTGACTCGTCTCGGTATTTTTGGACACAGAGGAGTTACCCAATTGAAAGAGAACAACTTGGGAACTAAAAATATTAAGCCGTCGTATACCATCGCCATTCGCGCACAATGGGCGTCTTTGTTCGCACGACAATTGACATTGTTACAGAGTTACAAAAACGACAAGCTTCTACAAACAGGCAAACGCCACACAAATTACATAGAACAAAACGACACAGTGTTCGATACAATTAAAACCATTGACGTGATTCCAGTGTGTGAGAAAATGAAGCTCTACGATGTGACCGTACCGAGTACATACAATTTTGCGATTGCCTCAATGTTGGTGGTTAGAGATACGAGTGAGACCGGGTATATCCAACGACGACTGGTCAAGGCGATGGAGGACATGAAAATAGGGTTCGATGGTTTATTAAAGAATAGCATTGGAGATATCGTACAATTTGCGTACGGTGAGGACAATTTCGACGGATGTAAGTTAAACACGCAAATCCTTCCCAAAGAATTGTCGTGGATAAAAAGGTACACGAATTCGAACAAAGTACACTTGCCTGTGGATATTGGTGAAGTATTCACTCATGTTGATTCGTTAAAAAATCTTGCGCACCAAGATTGTATGATCTCCGAAGACTGTATTCGAACAGAAATACTGAATTTGGCGGGACAAAACTACATTATAAAATGGATTCTCGAACATTATTTGTCAAAATATGAACATCTATCGACAGCTCAATTGCAAAAAGTCAGAGACATTATAGACCTTCAGATACAGAAAGGCAAAGTTCAAGCCGGTGAAATGGTAGGAACGGTCGCCGCTCAATCGTTGGGGCAACCTATTACGCAGATGACTTTGAACACCTTCCACAGTGCGGGAATCAGTACAAAAAACGTTACTCTAGGAGTGCCAAGATTAAAGGAATTAATCAACATCACCAAGTCCATGAAATGTCCATCCATGTCCATAAAAACCTTGCCAGGTACAAGCGCGGATGAATTTACTTTTGAAAATTGTTTTTTAATACAAATCATAAAGAAATCTGAAATTCATTACAAATTACCTGTATCCGAAATTGAACGCAAGTATTTAGAGATTTTGGACAATGAAGTATTGACGTCCTCAATAGAGAATACGAACCATTCGATATTCTATGAACTAGATCAAGATATGATTAAAAACAAAAATATTACCATCACTTTTTTGACCCACATGTTAAACCTTACCTGTGAAAGCACGTGGTGGTTTGTTTACTACGAAAATGACAAAATGTACGCAGTGATGCGCTTGTTTACCAACAATGGTGGATTGGATGAGTACGAAAAAATTAGAATATACGCGTCAAAAATAGAAAACCTGACCATTAGCGGGTACAAGAATATTTCCAAATGCTATAAAATGAGCGACACCGAATTTGAAACACAAGGTTCAGATTTAGAACATATTTTCACAAATCCTTATGTCAATCCGTACGAAACCACTTGCAACAATATAATCGAAACCTTACAAATACTAGGCATAGAAGCAGCGCGTCAAACCTTGTTGAACGAAATCCAAATGGTGATCGAATTCGACGGAAGCTATGTGAATTATCGACATCTGAGTCTGCTTATTGACACCATCACATACAAAGGTCAACTGATGTCTATCACGAGACACGGTATGAATCGTACGGAAACCGGTGTTTTGATGAGGTGTTCATTCGAAGAAACCGTAAACATCATTATCGATTCTGCTTGTTGTGCACAAAGGGACAATTTATCGGGTGTTACTGAATCGATTGTAATGGGACAATTGCCTAAAATCGGAACCGGAATTGTGGACATTTTGATGGATTTCAACAAACTAATCGAACTACACGATGAACCAAATGTCACGTTATATTGTCCACCTTCTCCGTCTAGAGATGTACAATTTTCACGATCTTTTTTTCCAGAATAACTTTTTTACTTAAAGAATTAATACTCTTTTAAATTAAAATGGAAACGCTTATCAACAATATCAACACCCATATCAAGCAAGTCATTGAAAAGCAAGTCTTGGAGTATTTCACTCAATATGAAGATAAAATAAGCGAAAAAATAAGCAGTGCTTACAATTTGAAATATGAGAATGTAAAGAAAATGGTATCCTGTATTATTCACGAGCGTAATCAGGTAGAACCGAAACCGGTCAAGTCGGTATGTATTGGGAAAACAAAAGCCGGAAAGTCTTGTAAATACACATGTGTTGGAAACGGAAATATGTGCAACAAACATTTGAAAATGAGTAATGAGGAATCCAAAAAAGGTGAATCTTCAAAAAAGTCACTTAAAGAGGAACATGCGGTACTGTCATCACTACCACCCGACGAAGCTTCCTGGTTTCAGAAATACAGTAACAATTCCGATTACACAAAGGCGTATTATCCAGATCCAGAACTCGGTTCGGATTCCGACGATTGTATTGTGAACGAATAAATGTCGACTTGCTTTGACCATTCAATCCACGATACACTCGACTCCAAAAAGAATACAGGGAACACAATCTTTATTTCTACCCGACATGATTTGCACTACGAATCGCGATGGAAACACTTTGCAACGAGATTGGTTATATTGGACAAATGTAATAAAGAACACCTCAATTGTACATTTAAGGAGTCCGTTTGTAGCAACTCTGAGCAAAAAACTATATTACAGTGACTATGGACTGGTGTACTGTAAATTGCAACAAAATACCTTTCACATTTTAAGCTATCCCGCCAATGACATAAAATACACAGTACATGACGCGAAAATGTACAAACGAAAATGTAAATACGTGTGTGTGTTAACAAACAACAAAGTGTACAATATAAATTTGAACACATTTAATGAACAGATATTCGACATCAATTCATTAAATGTTACGGCGTTCGACATGTTTTACGATGAAGTGACCAAAGTGTATCGAATAGTGACGTTCAATTTACAACACGAGATGGAAATGATAACGAATTCGACATATGAACGGAAAAAAATGTGTAATAACGAAATAATGAATGTGCATTTAATTGGTACAAACTATATAACCGAATCCTTATTTCATATATACCCGTTTATAAAATCAGTGTCTTATTTGCAGCATATCAATAAGTGGTTTATCCAATACGAGACATATTTTTTAATTCTAAACGATACTGGAATAAAGCTATTGTTTGATTCCAATGTAGTTAATATAATTGACAGTTCCGATACAGAGTATGGTATGGTGTATAACATCAGCATGGGGACGAATCAAATTGTGTTCTCGAACAATGAATCCGTTGTAATATATGAATACATGAATCGTATTTATATAGCACAAACAATGTCGCCATATTTAATAACGTGCACGGATAGTTTTCTTAATCCTTTAATGCTTAATCCAAATGAAAGAATATTGGACATATGGTTGAATAAGGATGTGTACGTGAAAACATCACAAAATCGTATTTACATATTAAGCATGTTTCCGATATCTTTAACTGCTTCTACAAGAATTGCGACCACCTTTGAATAATCTACAGCGTAGAGGCCATCCGAACGTTGGTCTACTAGTGAAGGAAAATGTAAACTAACTTCTTGAGCTATAAATCCATAATTAGGATGATTTTGTTTGTTTCGTGCGTTGTCTTTCCAGTCAAATGTAACGCCTCTCAATTTTTTAACGAGTTCAATCGCGTCATAAATTTGAACATCGTTCTTCTTTAAATTTCGGTCAGAAGGCTCGTAAAACGTGTGCGCGGAAGCAACACCCATTCCGTTTACAGAAAACACAGCTTCCTCATTATTTTTGACCTCGAACTTAAAATACTCACTTGACCCACCCAGGTCCACACTCACCGTGGACGAATCGTCCAAGGGTGATATCACATTTGTTTGTATTACGGGTATGTTAATATTTCCACCCGTGATGTTTACGTTTTCTTTGTCTTGCGTTGACATGGTTCTGAGTTCATTGACCCCGAATCCAGCAAAGGTGATATCATTGGTATCTAACGCAAAGCTACCTTGTTCGGATAGTACCGGTTCGATGCAAAGGAAGCTCAAGCCGGGGTTTAGTTCTCCCAAACCGCCGTATATGCCGGTCGGTTTTACGGAAATGAACGAATTGTGTATATTATTAAAGTCTTTGAAATTTTGCGTTCTTGTGCACCGCGAAAACTTTGAACCTTGCACACTTTCTTGAATGTCGTTAATGATGTACACACCATTATACTTCTTTTCAGGAGAGTCTTTTATCAATACTAACTTGTTTATTTGCAACTCGTTTTTGTCCAGCGTGTTTTGTCCGTTATTCGTAAATAACGTGTAGTTTCCTGAATTTCCAAAAAGCTCTTGTATCTGAATTGTATCATACGGAGTTGATGCGATGTCCACTGTAATTATGTTTTTGGAACGATCGCCCACGCCAACCACATTGGTTGTGGTGGATTTTATATTGACGTCCTGTATGATGTTGAAGGTTGGGGTGTCGGTTGTGTTACTGGGAGTACTCTGTGGGGTATTATTATTATTATTATTATTATTATTCACAACCGTTGTGCCCGAAGTGATACCGGATGCTTCCAAATAATTGGAAATAGATTTGACGCTTTCAACCAAAAGAGAAACCACCTTAGCATAATCCACAGACAGATGTCCGTTAAGCGTGTGGTCCACTAGCGAAGGGAAATGCTCGCCAACTTCTTGTGCAATAAATCCGTACGACACGCCTTTGGTGTTCCGCGTTTCGTCATTCCATTCGAACGTCTTGCCGGTAAGATTATTCACAAGTTGTAATGGGTTCTGTATCGTTTGAATATTTTTCTTCAAATTTTTGTCTGACAAAGCGTTGAATTGGAATGCGGATGTATGACCTGTGCCGTCGACCGCGAACAAAACATTGTTTTCAACATCGATTCCACTTTCCACATCGGAAGAACGAACCGTAAATTTTGTATTGGTTGAACTGTCCGGTAACAATACACTAACCGTTTTGCCTGTGCTACACGAGATGTGATTTACTTTTAAAGTATCAATGCTTATTGTACCACCTGTTATATTGACGTCGGTGTGTTCCTGTCGTGCTAACGAACCAAAATTGGTATGATGAATGGTAATGACGTCGATGTTTCCTTGATCGAGTATAAACGAGTTCATATCATCTTGGGTTGGAGAAGTTACCATGAAGCTACTTCCAGATGTTTTGTTGGAAACACCTCCTTCCAGTTGTGATTTAACGTATATGAACGAGCCTTTAATCATGTCGAATGTTTTGAAATCGTCCGCTCGTTTACACTTTACGTATGTGTATGTGCTTACAAGATGAATATTGTCATATGTATCGATGTCTTCAATAACATATATGCCATTGAATCGAGTATGTTTATTTTGGGCGAATAAATCGCCTTCGTATACAGCGGGTGTTCGAATCAATATTCTTGAACCTATTGTGAGAACATTATCATCCAAGGTGGCTGAATTTCCATTGAATCTGAAGTAAATACTGTTATCACTGTTGTGTTCGATTTCTTGTTCAGCATCGTCGAAAAAATACGCTATATCGTCGTCATCGGTGGACGCAATGTCCACATAACGAATATTACCCATATCGAACTGGAATACATTTATATTCGGTTGGATATCTTGATGAATGTATGTGTTAATGTTACCAAAAACTTCCGACTTGGATAAATACAACTCTTGCGCACTATCCTTAGTTAACAATGAACCCTGAATGTTACTTATGTCATGTGACAAGTTGTTTATATTTGCAGAAATCCATTCCATTTGGGATACGTTACATTCACATGATGTGTTGCTTTCGTTGAAGCTTATATTCCCAATCATTGTATCAATTTCGGTTTTGGTGTACACGTTAGTCAATATATTTCCGCTAACTTCTGTTATTATGTTCGCATTCGAAAACACACCTTGATTTAATAAATCTATGTTCGCGTTGATAAGTGTAATTGTATTGCTCATATCGGTGTGGTCTTGCTGCGTAACAAAATTACTGTAATCGATATTGATTATAGCGTTATTTATTTCGTTGGCCAAAGTAGTTGTGGACACTAAATCAGAAACGGATTGGTTGATTTTTGTGTCGATTACAGTTTCTGTGACAAAATCGTTAATGAGTAAACTTAATGAATCGTTTGTTACGTACGGGGTTAGTGCGACGGATATCTTTGCATTCACTGCGCTTTCTGTGACACCTAATGTGGTCAAATCCTCTTCACGCAAATACTGGTTTGTCAACAGAGCAATTTTGTCTTCGATTTCGTTTTCGTTCAAATACTCATGTTCCACTAAATATGTGGTTACGTCGTTTATTTTTATAAACTCATTAATCGAGGACTGCAGTTGACTTGAATCGAGGAAGGTTGAATTTGTTAACGCGTCGGCGATTTTCGTATCTGTTTGTGTTTCAGTCATGTATTGATTGGTCAACAAATAGTTTACGTCGACGTAGTTAGAGTCGTTGTTATACAACTGTATGAGGTCTAATATATCATTTCGTTTCAAGTACGATTCATCTTCAAGAAACGTCTTCAATTGCGATTCGGTATAGTAGGTTGATTGTATATCCGACAATGTGGCATACGTTCCTAGGTCCCCCGTTTTTACATAATCGTTGGTATTCAGATAAGTTTGAACATAATTTTTGTCGGCTAAATTGTATGGAGATGATAACAATTCAAGATACAACGAATAAATGGCACCGTTCCAAGAGGACGTGTCGGAATTGTATGTAATTTCAAATGTGTTATTCGCGGATACTCGGTTATATAAATCTCGTATAACATAGTTGTATTCTAAGGATTCATCCAAATAACTTCCTAAGAGTAGTGTACGCAACGAATTTGTCAACTCCGAATTCAAATCGCCGTTGTTCAAATAGGATTGAACTTTATTTAAGAACGTATTTGAGTCGTCGTCTTCAATGAATGATTCTATTGTATTGTTGATTCCGTTAATGATGTTATCAACGTAATACTTTGTAACCAATCCTCCACCACTATACGATATCACCTCGGTCTGAGGTCCGAACTTCGCCTGCATATAGGCTTCTATATCATTATTTACGCCATTTGTTAAGTGGTCCCTGTATGAGGAAATCTTGGAATCAATGAGTGTGTTTACTGTTGATGTAGTCGCCAGGTTATATGTCGATAACTCGCTAGTGAACCCAGCTTTGCTTAAAAAAGTATCGTTTATGTACGTTTTATTGTAATAATCGTTGAAACTGGAGTTTATTTGTTCACTTACAAATGAATGTGTTGCAACACTGTTGGATATCAATGCTTGAGAGAAATTGTCGTAAGCGATAAATTTGTTATTGCTTTCGGTTTGTGTATAATAATTATTCAATGAGGAATCAATAAAGCTTGATGCGTTTATTTGGGTCAACAATCCTTGTTGTGTGATAATCCCAGGAAAGTCATCATAACCGATATATAAATTGTCTATTTGAGTAGTCGTGTAATAATTTGAAAGACTCTCGTTTATACGATTATTCACGTCGTTCCTGCTTTGTAATTCATACGAAGTGATTTTCGAGTCGAAATCCGAATGTTTCACAAACAGATTATCACTGGTGGTAGCATTATAGTAGTTTAACAACAAACTGCCCGAAATCTCGCCAGATATGTTCGCAGCGGTGGGCAACGAATCTAAGCGTTCATTCAATATGGTGTGTGTTATGAACAAATTGTTACACTCACCTTTGTCATAATGTGTTTGTTGTAAATCTTGATTTGTGACTAAATTACCCATTTCTGAAATGTGAATGAACGTCACGTTAGCTTCCGTTTTCAAATAATAAGAATTTATATCAAAGTCCGTTTTTTGGTAAAACAAAGTATCCGCGTTTGATTTATCATAAAAATTAGCGTTTATATTTCCGTTTATAGACACAACATAGTCGTTCATCAGAGACGCAACAT